ATTTTTAATGTGCTCATACATAGAAGGGGCGGAATTCGTTTCGCCCTTTCTTTTTGACTATTGTATAAATAAAACATCAAGCAGAACTTGATAACATAACATTAAATTAACAGGAGGTAGTACCCCTACATGGCAACATTATTAACTATTGCAGACATCCAAGATTACGAACCAGACATCTTAAACTATGGTATTCCTGATTTCGATCAAGAGATTACCAAAGCACAGAATGATGTTTTTCGTGACTTAAGAATAAGATGGTGGCCTACACAACAGATCGGTTTATACGATTTGAAATATCTTGCATCAGGACAAGTTGAACCAGATGAAGATATGTACAATGCCAGTCAACTCACAAGAGTGGCAGTGTATCAGTGTTTAGGTTTTCACGTATACCCAAAATTAGCAAAATTTGACGCAGATCAAGATATCTTTGAAAGAAAGATGGAATTCTATCGTAAAGATTACGAAAGAGAAATGGATCTTGTGTTGAGAGACGGTGTAGAGTATGATCACGATTCTTCAGGCAATATCACGGATGCTGAAAAGGAACCTACTCATTATCTCCGCTTGAAAAGGTAACAAATGAGTAACAGAGAAGATATAGCAAAAAATATCGAAACAGTTTTACAGGACATGACACCTCCTAGACCTGTCCTAGTCACACGCGAACCATTCGACGTAGAAAAATTAGCAATTACACAATTTCCTGCACTACTAATCACAACTGGTAATGAAACCAGAGAAGACAATGTGATGGGTGGCGGCAGGAGAGGTGTTATAGAAATAACGATCCGTGGTTTTGTAAGAGCAGATGGAAGATCAGCACAAATCATCACAGTGGATCAAAAAAGAAATGAATTGATTGAACGTATTGAAGAAACGTTGAATTCAGATAGAACACGCGAACTTGCGGCATCCCAAGCATCAACAACACGTGTTAGAACAGTTGAAATAATTGATCGTACGCCACCCTTGGGAGAGTTTTTGATAACGGCGGACGTGAGATATTCATTTACTAAAGGAGCAGTATAATGGCAAGATACACAACAATATATAGAGGATCTGAAAGACACGTTATAGAATCAGATCGTCTAGACAGATTTCTAGAGGAGGGTTGGACAACTGAAAAAACAACAGTAAAAAAACTCAAGTCGAAGAAAAAACTTCTGCCAAAGGTTGAAATCAAAGCAAAAGCAGAAGTCAACCACAAAACCCCAGATGTAATAGACTCAGAAGAAGACATGAGCGATATTGAATGGGAAATTAACAATCTAAAAGAGGAGACCAACGATGGCAACACTAACAGGTGAAAACGGTAAAGTGATGTTTGGAGATGATTCAGGTGGTGCTTCTACTCAAGTAGCAGAAGTAAGATCTTGGACAATTGAACACACAAAAGACGTTATAGAAGACACACGAATGGGCGACGGTAGCAGAACTTATAAATCAGGACTGAACCAATTTACAGGCACAATGGAGTGCATGTACGACACAGCACAAACAAGTGCTTCTGTATTTGATCCGGCAAACGACGCCGCAATTTCCGTGGAATTTTTTCCAGCGGCAACAGGCGTAAAGTATGTTGGAGACATAATTGTTACTTCAGTTTCTAGAACAGCAAGTTTTGATGATCTAGTCACTGTTTCATGTAGTTTTCAGGGAACTGGCGTACTACACGAAGAAACAATATAATACTGATGATTGGAGGTAAAATATCCAATCTTGATGCGGTCTTCACACGGATCCAAAGGCAACTAGGAAAAGTGTCAGACCGCGTCGCAGAAAGAATTTTTCAAGAGGTGAAAATACACACACCTATTGATAAAGGCAGAGCAAGACGAGGTTGGAAAAAGAAGGTGGGTAGAAATCCATCTGCTGGAAACTTTGTTCAAAAAGAACACAGAATCACCAATCGCGTGCCTTACATTGGTCTGCTGGAACGAGGGCGTAGTCGACAACGGCCTAATGGTATAGTAAGGCCAACCATTAAGGCATTTAAAACAAAAGGAAAAATATAATGACTAAAGTCTTAGAAAATATTAAAGGTCACTTCAAACAAAAGTTGAACGGTGAACTTTTAAAACTTACAGTTGATGAATGGAAAACTGATATCTATTACAAACCAGTTTATTCGTTCGCTGTAGAATCTAAAATTATAGATTTACAAGCACAAGGCAAAACAGTAGAAGCACTGGTTGAGTCTGTGATCAACAAAGCACTAACACCAGATGGCAAACCTATGTTTCATAAGTTTGACAAAGTAACATTAATGAATGAAGCAGATCCTTCAACGTTAATCAAGGTAGCAAGTGCTTTAAATAATGCAACATCCGAATACAAACAGGAGGATGTCGAAAAAAACTAAGAGAGGACACAGAACTATTTCTGTTGATGCACATAGCAAAAGAACTAGGCAAATCAATAGAAGAAGTCATGCAGTTCAGTGTCCTAGAGATCCAATTATGGGCCTCATATTTTAAAATACAGCATGACAACGCTAAAAAAGGAATGAACCATGGCGGAGCAAGTAAGACTAGAACTAGTCGTCGTTGATAAAACAGGGGCGGCATTAGGTAAAGCAAAAGGTAATGTAGAAGGACTTAATAAAAGTCTTGGACGTACTCGCGGTTTGGCAAAACTTGCCGCAGGTGCTTTAATTGCCATTGGAACTGCTGGAGTAGTCAGAGGACTTGTAAACACCATTAGAACCTTTGAAGATTTAAGAGCAACACTTGTCACGGTGGAAGGTTCAGTACAGGCGGCAGGTAAATCATTTAACCTAATCAAAGAATTCACAGCAGGCACAACTTTCCAATTGGATGAAGTGACCAATGCGTTTATAACATTTAGAAACGCAGGTCTTGTGCCAACTGAACAGTTCATGTTGAACATAGGTAACATTGCCGCTGGTATGGGTCGTAGACTGGACGATGTTGCCAAAGCAGTATTCAATGCCACTACTGGTGAATTTGAAATGCTTAAACAACTTGGTATCAAGGTTAAAACTGAAAGTGACAAGTTAAAAGTTATATTCAGAGGTACTACAACAGAAATAAGAAACAATGGTATAGACATTGTAAATCTTGTAGAAGAAATTGGTGCAAAAGAATTTAAAGGCGGTATTGAACGTAGTGCCAAAACACTTTCAGGTGCATTTTCTAATTTACAAGATGCTGTTGCCATTGCGGCAGATGAAGTGGGTGAAGGCGGATTAACTGCCGCACTATCAGAAGTCACAAGAGAAATTACAAAGACAACTTTAGGCACGGCAAATTTAGCAAACCAAATAGGATCAGCATTGGGTAATGCAATACTATTTGTAAAAGATAATTTTACATTGTTAAAAAATGCAATTAAAGTGTTAGCACTAGGACTTTTTGTCAAGCAAGTTTATGCGTTAAGAATTGCATTGTTAGGCACAGGCACAGTTCTTAAAGGTCTGACAGCGGCAGTTGCCGCATCAAGAGTAGTGTTTATGAAACACCCTCTATTCTTCCTTGCCACAGTTGCAGTAGGTGGTATCATTTTATTCAAAGATCAATTACAAAAATTGGGTGAAAAGTTTGGTTTTTTAACTCCCAAAGTAGAAGAAAGCGCCAAAGCAACTGAAGACTTCATGCATGAAATGAGTGAAGTGCCAACTGTGTCAGCAGAAGCAAGTATGGCACAAAAAGAATTAGAACAACAACAAGAAGCAGTGGCAAGTGCTACAAAAAAAGTTACAGACAAATTACATAATTCTATAAGAGCACTTGAGGCAAATGCCATTGCCAATTTAGAAGATGCTGAAATATACAAATTAAAGCATGGCGTGTTGAAAGACATGACTGCAGAACAAGAAAAAGAAATACGTCAACTTATACGAAAAGAACAAGAATTAAAAAAAGTTGCGGCGGCAGAAAAAGCGTTACCATCAATTATGAAAAAAGTAGGCGGTGATGTGTTTGAATCTCCTGAAGTTGTTGCAATGCAGAAAGAGGTTGCTCAGTTAGAAATATTAAGAAATAATAAAAAAATTAGTGAACAACAATATCAAACATCAATCACAAAAATAAGAGAAGATGCCGCAAGAGCAGAAAAGAATAGAAGAGACAGAGAACAAAGTGATGTTATTGATTTAATAAAACAAGGCAAAGCAAAAGAAATAGACATTGAAGTTGCATTTGGCAAAGACAAAAAAGGTTTAAACACAGCACTTGGTAAAGAATTGTTGGGCGAACTGGCACAAATCAACGAAAAAGCATTTAAAATAGCAAAAGCAGTTGCAATATCTGAAACAATTATCAGCACAGCAAAAGGTGTGATGTTTGCGTTGGGTAGAGGTGCATTTTTACAAGCGGCATTGATTGCGGCAACAGGTGCAGTACAAATTGCAAAAATTAAATCAACTTCATACACAGGTCCAAGAGAAAAAGGTGGACCAGTTGCTGGAGGACAACCATACTTGGTAGGAGAAACAGGTCCAGAAATGTTTGTACCAAATGCAGGTGGACAAATTGTGCCAAATGGTGCAATGGGCAAACAAGTCACAGTGAACTTCAATATTGAAACTGTGGACGCAACAGGTTTTGACGAACTGTTGTTGGAAAGAAGATCAACAATTGTGGGCGTTATCAATGAAGCAATGAACAGACAAGGAAGAGAAGGGATCACAGCATAATGGCAAGCATAGGAGCATTCAACGGTAGTTCAAGCATTTTACAAAATGCAACACCAATACAATTTAGAGCAGTCAATTTCAAACAACAGAATGAAGTTGCTGTTACAAAAACTGCATCGGGCAGAATTATAAGAAGCACAGCGGCAACCACATTGTTCAAAGGCACATTGGAATTGGTCAGTCTCAGTGTGGCAGATTTCAAACAGATACAAGGTTTTATTGCCAAAGCAAAAACCAGTGTGAACGATTTTACCATAGAGATACCAGAAATAAGTTTTAGAACAGCAACACACAGTTTAGGCACAGTCACAGTGCAAGGATCATTTGGACAAGGTTCAACTAGTGTTAATCTAACTAAAGCAACTGGTGGCACAGGCACAGCATTCAACATGGGCGATGTGATTAAATTTTCAGGACACAGCAAAGTGTACATGATAACAGAAAAGTGTGAAGCAGATGCATCACCATTTGATGTTTCATTTGAACCAGCATTAGTGTTACAAGTTTCCACTAGTGAAACAGTCACATACGACAATGTGCCATTCAAAGTGATTATGAGCAGTGATCTACAAGAATATCAATACAATGTAGACGGCACTGTGAATTATAGGATGGATGTTGAGGAGGTAATCTAATGCCTCGCGGTTTTTCAGATCCACTAAACACATATCTTGCAGGCAACACGTTTACCAGTGTGTTGTTGTTGGAGATAGACACACCAGACAGCGGTGGTGCATCAGAAACATTGAGATACACCAACAACCCGTATGACCTTACATACAATGGAGAAACATATTCTGCACAAGGTGAATTTATTTCTATCAGTGAAACACAATTAAACAGTGCTGTACAAATCAGTTCTGTAAACCTAGCAATCAATGCCTTAACACTTGCCAATGTGCAAACATTTGCCACATCAGAAATAATAAATCAAACAGTGAGCATATACAGAGGATTTATTGACCCTAGCACCAATGTGTTGTTTGGGGACTCTGCAGGAGAAAATGCTTTCTTGTTGTTCAAAGGCAAAATAGCAGGTTACAATGTGACCAACAATCAAACCACAGCAGACATACAACTACAAGTCAGTTCGCAGTTTGTAAACTTTAACAGGAAGAATGGACGCAGAACCAATCAAAACAATTTTCAAAGAGAACACCCTAACGATGCCAGTATGGAATTTTCACACGAAGCATTGGCAGAAATCAAATGGGGTATAAAATAATGTTGAAACAAGCAAACATCTCACACTTCAATCAACTGCAAGAAATTTATCGCATACACGCTGAAGAGGCCAATGTGTCAGGTAAATTAAATTTTGATGTGGAAACAGCATTAGAATTAACCAAACAAAGACTGATAGAAGAACAAAGCAATATTTTGTTGTACATTAGAGATGACAGAGTGGTGGGTTACAGTGTGATCAGTCTAACAGAATTAACTTGGAACAGAGTGAGAGTTGCCAATGTAGAAATGTTTTTTTTACATCCTGATTACAGACACAAGATCAGCAGTCACAAATTCTTTGATCAAATAGAAGATTTTTTAAGAGATCAAGATGTTGAATTAATTATGAGCGGTGTGTTTTTGTTTGACAAAGATTACAACGTTGATGAAGAATATGTAGACCGTGCCAGTAAATATTTTGAAATGAAAAATATGAAATGGTGTGGCAATATGTATGTGAAGGAGTTGTAATGGGATTCATTAAGAAACCAATCAAAGGAATTATAAAAGGCATCAAAAAAGTTGTCAAAGGCATAACATCTTTTGTGGGAGATGCTTTTGGATTTATTATTAAACCTTTTGGTTCTTTTGAAACACCAGACATATCTGCTGAATCAGTTGCACAAGGTGTGAAGGTTACAAAATCAGGTACCAATGTTGGAATACCTGTGGCGTATGGATTTAGACGTTTGGGTGGCACAATTGTACACGTAGAAACTGATGGAAACAGTAATCAATACCTTTATGTGGTGTATGCCATTTGTGAAGGCGAGATTGCAGGTGTACACAGAATTAAATTGGATGAAAACGAACTGTTGCCACACCCAGGTACCAGTAACACATACAA